TTAGACAGCAAGTTTTCCCCGATTCTACACTACTGTTCTTTTACACCTTGGCTACACTCTCTTGTTCTGATTGCTCACGTGATGCCCGCTGCTCCGCTCTCCGTATCGCCGTACACCTTTTGCAATGTGAAGCTCTCTTATCCCAAGAAATATTGCGCACCTGAAAATCCTCTATCGGCTTCACCTCAGAACAGATGCTACATTGCTTTTTCCCTTCGGCCGCATATGGATTTACTTTCCTCAAACTAACCTTTGGTCGCTTTCCAGCCAAATGTCCTCCATAGCGCTCACAAATGTACTTGCCATTGCGCTTGATGTTTCTTTCGTATGTGAGCCTTAGTGGATTGTGAGTGGTTTTACAGTAGTCGCACCAGACCTCAACTTTGTCATTAGCAATCTTCTCCTTGTAGCGACGACGACGGCGCTGTTTCTGTAATTCTTTCTTCTGCTCAAAGTATTTCGAATCTCCATTCTCAGACAAATATCTCTTAGCCCAATCAATAATCTTATGATATGAGCCAAGGCCACTATCCTTCTCGGTCCACACCCTGAATCCCACACCCTTCGAAACTGCAAACGATTCGGAATCCTGAATCTGTTTCTGAACGGCAGGATTCGGTAACATGCCTTCTGGCTTCACTTCCCAAATCTCTGACCTCCCATCCACAAATTCTACCCACAGATCTGGGTTCCTCCATCTATCCTTCCCTTGGAATGCCTCGCATCTGCGAAACGATGAAACTTGGGAGTCAGCCTCCAAGAGAAACAGGCATCTCAACTCATATGACGATCCAAAATAAACGGACCCCTTATTCTTCTCTGATATAAAATACCCCCTGATATGAGAGTGCTTGAATATTCCATGCTGATGTTGCTTTGCACAGCGTTCGGACGACAGGTCATTCCGAGTCATATGTATACCGGGCCACAGATTCAACATCCATCGCTTCTTACCAGCATCGTAAATCCGCCTGAGTCCTCTGAACGAAGCCCACTCAAACTCTGTCATCGTCTCAGGACACTTTGATATCTTCTTTTTCTGGCTCTGCTTACTGATCCTTTTACCATCCTTTACGTAGCAGTAGTCTGGCTTTAGATTCCGATCCAGCCTGAATCCAAGCTGTTCATAAAAACTACCATCAGTCCACCTATTATCGCTGAAAGTTATAATCTCATCATAGGACTGATTTCGTGCCCACGACTCAGCCAATCTCAGAAGACGAGATGCACCCCCTATAACCTGAACACCGGCTCTAAAACACAACCTGTCCAATACGATACGGTTCTGAGCAATCTGCCTACTGTGACGCCCCAGGGACAAGAGTCCTACTAGTTCAGAGCCCGTGTAAAGTCCGAAATAGATGATCCCCAACCTATTCGACCCTTGAATATGAAACGCCTTCAGAAAGGCCACCGCCTCCTCCTTGGGCACCTCTCGCAAAGCACATTCTCTGGCCCCCAATCGGCGCTCGAATAGACCCGCTCGCGCCCGGATAAATCCCCTACACTGCTCCTGATACTTCACCCACTCATCCGAAAACAGGTGAACGCTTCCTTCGTCAACATTCATCCCCTTATACAACCGGTCGATAGTTTCTTGGTTACCTAAATCCCAACAAACGATCCTCAATCTATCCTTCACTTCCTTTTCTAAACCAGCAAGCGTCTCTCTATGCAATATCTCCAAAACAACTGAAGGTGATTGCGGCACAAGCCGCCTGAATTTGCGTTCTGGCTTAGGACTCGGCCAACGCTCTTTTTTCTTCTTCTTCGCACGGTCATTCTTGGCACGATCTGCATGACATCGCTTACAACGGCGATAGCTACCGCCGCGTGGATCCTTGATTACATGAAACCCCACCTCGCTATAAACATGACCGTGGGAACAACACTCTTTGTTCATCCCACCAGTTTACATACCACGCATACCTAATGCAATCCACTCAATAAAAAGGCCCCGGGGACGCAATGTTCCCCAGGGCCAAATCCTTACTGATTCCAGTGGTTTACAGACCGCCGGTAATCGAAACGCGTCCGTACCACTCGTCGCGCAATCTCTTAGTTGCGTAACGTGAGCGCATTCCTTTCTTATACGTCTGATCCTCGGGATCCAGGAATGTCGGAGTCATCTGCAGCGGCACGTACGGTGCGAACACGAAGCCCGCATCGAGATAGCTCTGGCCGCGCAAACCGAGCATGATCTGGTTGTAGGTGAAGAATGGGTCTTGGTATCCCCACCATTTGTTGGAGAGCAGACCGAGCTTCAGGATGCCCTGGTGGGAACTGATGGGGCCATAACTCGGAGGAGTCTGGATACCATCGAAAGGCCCAAACGGCTGTGCGGTGCCTGACACCCAGTTAGCGCGGTAGTCACCATGGCTCTGGAGCTGCACCAGTTTGGCCGATACCTCGGGAGAGGTTACGAACCAGTTTGCCGGAGCACGCAGAGTGTTCTTATGGATCAGGTAACTGATCGCGCTCATTCTGGTCAGGCAAGATCGGATATGATCCAACTCGCTGACTCCCGCCGGTACGGTGAAATCGAAGGTAGTGGCTGTACCTGCTGATGCCTGGTAAAGCTGATTGAGAATATCTCTATCCAACTCCAGCGCGATTTCCTGGGAAATACCGGCGACCAGTTCTGTGTCCGCATCGATACCATGGAAAGCCCTCAGATCATCGGACGCTTCTGCCGACCAGCGCGCCTTGAGCTTTCTCGCTGTCGCCCGGATTTCTTGGAAGCTGATATCCAGGTAGACATCCGGCACCTGACGGTTGGCTTCGGAATCGTAGTAGTACGTCGCCACGATCTTGCGGCCTGCGGCTGCGGTAGGAATATTCTGGAACTTGAAGCCCGTAACCTGACCAGTGGCGTAGTTAACCGAACCTGCTACGGAACCACCTGTAGGACTGAACGTAAATCCTCCAGCGCCGTCATCGGTGGCTGTCTGAATCACGGTACCATCAGCGTCCTGGTCCTCGATCACCAGAGAAACGCCTGTAGTTGCATTCAATGGTCTCACCGGACTGTACTGAAGAACGACCGAAAGTGCAGCGCCGCCACCACCATAGTTGATACCATCGGGTACAGCAACCTGCTCTTCATCAATCTTCTCCGACGAGTAGTCCCGATCGAAGTTCTGAATCAGATTGCTACCCGCCGTGGTCTGGCCCTTTGACTTGCCGTGCTTGTACTCGAAAAAGAATACAGCTCCTACAGGCGCGGTCATCGGCTGGACACTGACGATTTCATTCGCAATCAGATTCGGAAACACGCGACGCAAAACAGGGAAAATGTACTTGGTGTACGATCCTGCATTGGTAGCAAGCGTATCCTCCTGGAGCCTGTGCCTCATGTCTTCGAACTGATTCTCACAGAGCATCGCCTGCACACGACGTGTGTAGGGTGACTGAATATCCTCCAGAAAATTGCCCCATTTGTCTTCCAGCAACGCACCATACGACTCATCACGAACAGTTCTGGCGCCTGCTTCCAGCATGTTACGAGCTTCCATTTTTATCCTCCGATAAACCGGCTTGGTCTTAATCTACCGCCAGCCGTATTTGTTTTTGGTGTCCGATTTTCAGAACCACTTGATAATAAATGCCACAGTGACCATCAAATCATCAACTTTTCTGCACTATCAGGCCCCAGACTTGGTGCCAGCTAACCTATTGTACTCCTGTGTACTTAGTCCGACCTCTTCAAGGATACCGTTTCCCTTGCCGTTGCCGGGTACATCCTTTCTCTTCCCGTGCTCATCTTCATAGATGTCGCGCGGCTTACCCTGTTGTACTCGCGACCGGATTCGGTCCGCTTCATCTACATCCAAAGTCCGCTGAGGCCTGAAGTTCTTGATAAGACGATCAACCTCTTCCGTGTCAGTAGCGTGCTCGCAGAGATCACGTAATGAACCACGGTCCTTTCTGTCGAAAGTCTCGATGGTTCTCTCTACATAGAGCTGAACTTCCAAACTCTCCGCAATTTCAACGGCTTTGCGTGCATTCTTCTCAGCCGATTCAGCCCTCTCAACCGCTGCCTTCTTGGCTTTCTTGGCCTTTTCCAGTTCCTCTTCAGCACCCTCTACACGAGACTCCAACTCCGCAATAGTCTCATCCTTGTCATCCTCGGAACCTTCAGCGTCCTCCGAAGTTACAGGACCACCACGTCGATCCAGTTCAGCCTTGATGGCGTCAATACGCTCGTCCAGGGCCGCTTTGCTCTCAAACTGAGTTACATCCCCAATCAAAGCCTCGATGGCGTCCCGGGAAGGATCCTTGCCAATAGCGCGCTCCAGATGCAGCTTATAAGCCGCCTCCTTGGCGAGCTTCTTCATCTCGTCGGCCTCACCCTTGTACCGTTGAGCTTCCAGTTCACGGTCTCCGAGATCCTTCTTCAACTTATCAATCTCTTCATCCTTGCCCTGAATCTGCTCCTGTGCCTGGGCATCAATACCATACGAACGCACCAGGCTTACAATCTGCTCGATCACTTGCTTAGCACCAGCAATCTCTGGGTCGGACATCAACTCACTGCGAATACTGGCACGAGCTTCCTCTTCAACCACCTCAATGCCCCGACGTAGCTGTTCAGCAAACCGCTCGGTCAAACGCTCTTCTGTGCGCTGCTCGGCCTCTGTAATAGCCTTGGCCGCGTTACCTTCCGATGCGCCCTCCAGAATCTGGCCCGTCAACTCGCTGACCAAACCAGGGTAATGCTGCTTAAGTCTTTCCAGCGTTAGTTCCACTTCCGCCTCCTCAATATATTGCCGTTGCTCCGCAAAAACCTGGGGATACGCGGTCTTGGTTGCAGGATCTGCCACAAAATCAAATGTATGAAGGTTGAAGTCCTCTTGAACCTCTTGAGTACCGTCTGGCAACGTTTTTGTGCTGCCATAACCACGACTGGATACTCCCACCTGAGCCTTGGCTTTCGCCAGCGACTTCATAATCTGACCATTTGGCGTATCGAGCACCTCCGCCTCACCAATCACCTCATTACCACGCACTTCCAAACTGGTGATGAGATGACTGACACGCTGTAACTTGGTACGTCCATCGGCAGGATGATCCAGTTCGCCGAAAACACGGCGATTTTGCATACCCTCCGCTAGTTTACCGAACTCACGGCGCCACAGGTTCTCACGGTAAACGCGCTTATTATCCGTGGCCACACCTGCTTTCGCGAACTGGCCTCGCACAATAACCTTATTGGGTTGTTTAGCGTCCTCCTCCAAAGAGAAGGTCAAAGGCATCGAATCTATAAGAAGTTCTTTCATGCTACCATTTTCTCCAGCGCGTCCGAGAAGCATAAGGGGTACGTGCAATCAAACGCCCCAGTTTCTCCGTTGGTGGTTTTCTCTTGGATTTCCCTTTCACCTTTGGAAGATCGTAACCAATCACTTCACGTCTTCCACTTCGATAGGCAGTCTTCCGTTTTACAGCCCCTTCTCCAAGGAGCGCGCTGAGAGGAATCAGGATCACGCGGCCTGAGAATCTTCCTCTGGAGTTTCTTCGGTGGCCTCGATAACATCCATGAGCGACGGCGCACCCATACCCTCGTAAAGCTTCAGAGCCTTGACGGTGTGCTCCAGAACACGCTCAAGCTGCGCCTCCTGATCCTCATCCAGCTCATCTTCTTCGTCGAGGTTGGCCCAGGACTCGGACATTTCGGCCGCCTTATCAGACACATCGTACATTGTCTCCGCCGACTCTACGTCACCAGCCGCCTCGAAGATTTCCCCGAGATACATGGCCAGCATTCCAGCGTTGAAAACAGCCTCCTCAAAAGGATTGCTCTTCTCACCAGAAGCGCCGGTGTTGAGGTCTTCACGCAGGTTGGCCAGTTCCTCACTGCCCATCACAATGCGCTTGCCCATCTTGTGGAGCTTCTGAAGCCCGGCCTTACCGAACTTTCTCAGCTTCGCCTTGGCGCGCTTCAGGATCTTGCGCTTGGCCTTCTTGTAGTACATCTTGGCAGCCCTTTTGAGTTGCGACTTCCTCTTCTTGCGAGAACGCTTGGCAGCCAACTTTTCAGCTGCTGACTTGCGCTTCTTCTTCATCGCACGAAAAGCCTCATCAAGGTCACCCTTGTCACCAGCAGAGGCAGACGATGTATCCTTCGCTTCTTGAAGGTTCTGGCGCTGCTGCTGCTGCTG